TGATGCGACCGGTTCATGGTCCGGGTTTCCGGCGTCGTGTGAACTATGCGGTGCAGGTACCACGGAACTAAGTGATGGAACTTCAAACCCTGCTGGATGAGCGGGAATGGCGGACGTGTCGCGGCCCGGAGGGCGCGAACGTCGACGAACTGGTCGAAGCGTTCCGTTACTTCTGTGAGCATTACTGGCACATCAAACATCCGCAGGACGGACGCATCTTGTTTGAGTTGCGTGACGCCCAGTTGGAAACGATCCGGCATTGGTTGGACAACCGGTACTCCGTTGTTCTGAAGGCCCGCCAGATCGGGTTCTCTACGTTGGCGGCCGCTTACGCGTTCTGGTTGACGTTCTTCTTCCCTGACCGGTTCGTGGTCATGTTGTCCCGTACGGAACGTGAGGCGGCGAAACTGCTGTCGAAATCGAAGTATGGCTACAAGTTTCTTCCCCAGTGGTTGAAGGAACGTGGCCCGTCGTTGATGGTTGATAACCAGTTGAAGTTGTTGTTTGAGAATGAGTCGGCGATTGAGTCGTTGCCGTCAGGCAACGACCCTGCCCGTGGCGAATCGGTGTATCTGGTGATCGTGGACGAGATGGCGTTCTTGCCGAACCCTGAAGAGGCGTGGGCGTCGATTGAGCCGGTCGCTGACGTTGGTGGCCGTGTGATCTGCCTCAGTACGGCAAACGGTTCCGGCAACTTCTTTCATCATCTGTGGACTGGTTCTCAGACCGGGACAAACCTGTTTCAAGGGTTGTTTTTCCCGTGGTCTGCTGGTGATCGTGACGATGAATGGTATGAGGCGAAGCAGAAGTCGATGCCGGGTTGGCAGTTGCATCAGGAGTATCCGCGTTCAGCGGATGAGGCGTTCATCAAGTCTGGTAACCCAGTGTTCGATGTTGACGTGTTGGACGAGTTTGAAATTGTGGAGCCGACACGTGGCTATGTGCATGTGTTGTCTCCGAAACACATGGAGTATCGGCCGACACAGGACGGCGAGTTTGCGGTGTGGTCGTATCCGTCGCCTGATGGTGTGTATGTGATTGGGGCGGATGTCGCGGAGGGGTTGTCGCATGGCGACTATTCGTCGTGCCATGTGTTGAATGCCCGTGATGGTGCGCTGGTGGCGCACTGGCACGGGCATGTGGAACCTGATTTGTATGGTCATCTGTTGGCGGAGATCGGCTGGTGGTACAACACGGCGTTGTTGGGTGTGGAGAACAACAACCACGGTTTGACGACGTTGAAGGCGGCGCAGAAGTACGGGTATCGGAATCTGTATCGGACCCGGAGGCTTCAGCAGAGGAATCCGGAGGCGACGGAACAGTTGGGTTGGCGTACTACGTCGGCGTCGAAACCGTTGGCGTTGGACGAGTTGTCTGCGGCGTTGCGTGATGCGGTTGTTGGGGTTCCGTGTTCGCGGACGGTGTCGGAGTTGCGGACGTTTGTGCGGGATCAGAATGGTCGGACGCACGGGTCGCCGCATGATGACCGGGTGATGTCGTTGGCGATTGCGAACCAGATGTTGAAGTTTGTGTGGTTGCCTGAGTATCGGGGTGAACAGCCGTTGCCGAAGTACAGCCTTGGCTGGTTTGAACGGTTTGTGGTGGACACAGATTCGGCGTTTGAACGTGTGCCGATTGGTGCCCACAACTTTCGGAAACGCATGTGATTCGGCCTGAAACGGGCCGATACCCCTAGGTAACGATCTGCCCTATGTGTGTATGGGCAGTGACATTTGTACCGACTGCGGGAAACAGTTCCGGGTCGATCCTGAGAATCCGCGTTCGATCTGTTTCCGGTGCCATGCGTCAGGTATCAGTTTTGGTTTTCAGCAGGGCCGTGAGATGTGGGGCCAGTCCACGATCAAGGAGCAGGAACGGGAGATCATCGATTCTGCGAAACGGGACGGCCGTGAAATTGAGTACGTCGGGAACCGGTGGGTGTGAGATGCCGTCGTGGGTCCAGATCGTCGTTGCTCTGTTGGCCCCATCTGGAGTGCTGGTGGCTCTCATTGAGCGCACCAGACGTGAGAACAACCGGGATCACGCAAAGAACAGCGCCTTGTTGCAGTCGATCGATCGGAAGGTGGATCACGTCAGTGAACGGATGGACGATCACATCGAATGGCACTTGGACAAAGGGAGATGACCATGAGTTACCGTGACGCGCTGAGTCGTGCTGTTGCGACGTTTGTTGCCGGTGCTACTGCGGCCCCGTTGACGGCCGCCGTGTTTGACATGTCGTTCTTCAAAGCGGCCGCTATCGCCGGTCTGATCGCCGTGTGGAATCTGGCTGGACGCACCGCCCAGTCGTTTATCACCCATTTGCCTGAGGAACACTGATGGCCCGCCCGTCGAATGCCGACCGGCTCGGCAAATATCGGAAGCATCTTGCTACGTCGAAACGGTGGCGTCGTGAAGAGGGCTACGACTCCACGTGGCGTCGACTGATTGACCTGTATCGGGGCCGTCACTACGAGTTTGCGTCTGATGAGGACCGCCTGCTGGTCAACATCGCGTTTTCTACGGTGAACGTGATTGCTCCGTCGGTGTCGGTGAACTATCCGAAGATTGCGGTAAATGCGACGAAGCCGGATGATGCGCCGAAGGCGATCATCACGGAAGCGGTCATCAACTACTGGTGGCGGCATTACAAGGTGAAGCCAGAGTTCCGGCGTGCTGTCAAAGATTTTCTGGTGGTCGGTCACGGCTGGCTGAAGTGCGGTTACCGGTACATCGAAGAAGAAGTTGTTGAGACTGGTGATGAGCCGTCTGACCCGGACGCCGAGGGCAATGAGGTGACGCCGTCGATTGTGGTGGTGGAGGACCGTCCGTTTGTTGAGCGTGTGTCTCCGTTTGACATGTTTATTGATCCGGATGCCACGTCGATGCGTGACGCTAAGTGGATTGCTCAACGGATTCGTCGTCCGATGGCTGATGTGAAGGCTGATAAGCGGTACGCGAAGCAGGCCCGTGACAGGGTTGCGCCGTCGTCTACGTCACGTTTCGCTGACGAAACGGGACGCAAGAAGATTCATGACGATGGTCATTCGTATGTGGACATCTGGGAGTTTTACGACGTTCGTACGAAGACGATGTCGGTGTTTGCTGAGGGTGGCGATCAGTTCCTGATCAAGCCGACACAGATGCCGTACGCGTTCGGTCATCCGTTTGTGATGATCCGCAACTATGACGTGCCGGATCATTTCTATCCGATGGGTGACTTGGAGGCGATTGAGCCGCTTCAACGTGAGTTGAATGAGACACGCACCCAGATGATGAACCACCGTAAGCGGTTCTCACGCAAGTACCTGTTCAAGGAATCTGCGTTTGATAGTGATGGTCGTTCCGCGTTGGAGTCTGATTACGACAACGTGTTGGTGCCGGTTGCGTCGGATGAGTCGTTGTCGAATGTGGTGGCACCGTTCCCTGCGGTGATCACTCCGCCAGAGTTTTACAACCAGTCGGAGATGATCCAAGGGGATGTGGAGCAGATCACTGGTGTGTCGGAGTATCAGCGTGGCGCGTTGCCGGAGATCCGTCGCACGGCGACGGAGGCCGCGATTATGCAGGATGCGGCGAACGCACGTGCGGCTGACAAGTTGGCGACGATTGAGGGTGCGATTGTTGAGGTTGCTGTGCGGATGGTGCAGTTGGCCCAGCAGTACATGACGGGCCAGCAGGTTGCACGTGTGACTGGCAAGGATGGGGTGCCGATGTGGGTCACGTTTGATCGTGACTACATCTCTGGCGACTTTGATTTTGAGGTGGAGGCTGGTTCGACTGCTCCGAACAATGAGTCGTTCCGCCGTCAGTCGGCTCTTCAGATGGTGGATGCGATGGCTCCGTTTGCGTCGGCCGGTGTGATCAACGTGGAGCGGCTTGCCGCCCACGTGTTGCAGTTCGGGTTCGGTATCAAGAATCCGGGCGAGTTCATTCAGGCGGTGCCGGACGCTCAGGTTGCTCCTGAGGCTGTGCCTTCCCAGATGCCGGTGCCGATGCCTGAGCCGCCTCCTGTGGGTCCGGCTGGTGTGGCCGCTCCCCCGGCGGCAAACCCGATGGAACTGTCGGGTGTTGATCCTGCGGTGTTGGCCGCGTTGTCATCTCGTCTTGGGGTGGCACTACCTAACAGTGGAGGTATGTAATGCCGAATAAGCCGAAGAAGGTTCCCCCCGGGTTCCACAGGATGCCTGATGGCAGTCTGATGAAGGGCAAGTCGCATGGGGCGGCGAAGAAGAAGGCTCCTGCGAAGAAGGCCGCGCCGCGTCGTTCTGCGACTAGGCGCAACAACATGGATTACTGAGCGATGGCTGAGCGTGATCCGAAACTGGTGAACGCCGGGGTGTCGGACTACAACAAGCCGAAGCGCACACCGAACCATCCGACGAAGTCGTGGATTGTTGTTGCCCGTAACGCTGACGGAAAGACAAAGACGATCCGGTTCGGTCAACAGGGTGTGACCACAGAAGGGTCGGATCCTAAGTCGGAGCGTGGTAAGGCTCGCCGCAAGTCGTTTCGTGCCCGTCACAAGTGTGAGACGGCGACGGACATTTTGAGCGCAAGGTATTGGGCGTGCCGTCACCTGTGGTGACGGCCGTCAAGACGGCTGGGGCCGTGTTATTGGGCGTATTGGTCATCGTTGTTGGAGTGTGCGTGTGGGCGGCAAACGAACTCAGGAACCAGATCGATCGTGGCCGGAGGCAGGCCAGCCGCCGCTAGTTGAGATCGTGTGGCAGGACTCGTATTCGTTGGATGACGAGTGGTTTCCGGTGCCGCACGAATCGAAGATTCGTGTGATCACCACGTCGGGCTATGAGGTGGCGTCTGATCCGTTGTATGTCACGGTGGCTTCGACGTTTGATGTGGAGACACGCAACTTTGCGAACGGGATCGCAATCTTGCAGTGCTGTGTGTTGTCTCGTCGTGTCATCTGAGCGTCTCTAGGTAACGGTTTTTCTATCTATATGGAGGGGCTTCCCTCCCTTAGAGCAACCGATAGGACTCTGGAGACATAGTGAGTGACACGATTGATGCCCCGCAGGTTGACCCCGTCGTTGACGGACAAGTCGGAGATGTGGGCGGAACGCCAGAGGTGGCGGACAATGCACCAATCCTGAACGTCGACGACTTTTCTGATCATCACGTGGTGGTCAAGGTTGACGGTGAGGACGTGCGGGTTCCGTTGTCTGAGGCAGTGGCCGGTTACAGCCGTCAGGCGGATTACACCCGCAAGACGCAGGAACTGGCAGAGCAGAGACAGCAACTTCAGTGGGCAAGTGCTATCGCGCAGGCTTTGGAGAACGATCCTGCTCAGACAATCAACCTGTTGCAGACCCATTACGGGCTGTCACGGGCCGAAGCACAGCAGGTCGCGAATCAGGCGGCTTCTGATGCGGAGGGTGCGTCTGAGTGGGCCGACCCGGTTGAAGCCCGTGTGAGAGAACTTGATAGCCGGATACGCCAGTTTGAAGAGGACCGGGCGTACCAGCAACTCCAGCAGGAAGTTGGTCGACTGCAAAACACATACGGAGAAGATTTCGATCCTCAGGAAGTTGTGTCTCAGGCGCTTGCGACTGGGAACACGAATCTTGAGGCGGTCTACAAGCAGATCGCTTATGACCGGCTGGTGGCCCGTGTGCAGGCCGCTGAGCGTCTGGCAACTGACCGCACTGCTCAAGAGCAGGCGGTGCTGGATGCGAAGCGTGGTGCAGGGATGGTTGCTGGCGGGTCTGGTGCGGCTGGTGAGGGCCAGTCGGAGTCGGCTCCAATCCGTTCAGTTTCCGACGCTTGGGCGGCCGCGAAGCGGGAGTTCGGCGTCGCATAACCCTCTAGGGAGAAATTCTCATGGCTGGTAACACCAACTTCGACAGCCTGCTGTCGACCACTATCGCGAACTATCGCGACCAACTTACGGACAACGTGTTCAACGCTCGTCCGCTGACCAACCACCTCATGGATCGTGGCCGTCTCCGCATGGTTGACGGTGGCACCAAGATCGTGGAGCCGCTCATCTACGCTGAGAACAGCACTGTTGCGTCGTACTCCGGTTACGACACGCTTTCGCTGACCGCTCAGGAAGGCATCACTGCCGCCGAGTACGACTGGAAGCAGTACGCCGTTTCCATCGCGATCTCCGGCATCGAAGAGGCCAAGAACAACGGCGAGCAGGCCATCATCAACCTTCTTGAGGCCAAGGTCATGCAGGCCGAGGAGTCGATGAAGGAAGGCTTCAACGCCATGTTCTTCGGTGACGGCACCGGCAACTCCGGCAAGGACTGGCTTGGTCTGGCCGCGATTGTTGATTCGGCTGGCACTGTCGGCGGAATCAACCGGGCGACCGCTGGCAATGGGTTCTGGCAGTCGTACGAGGAGGGCACCGCTGGTGCGCTCACTCAGGCTGACATGACCACCGCCTACAACACCGTTTCGGTTGGTAACGACCATCCGGACATGGTGCTGACCACTCAGACCCTGTTTGAGAAGTACGAGTCGCTGCTCACGCCGCAACTCCGTTACACCGACACCAAGACGGCTGACAGCGGGTTCCAGAACCTTCTGTTCAAGGCCGCCCCGGTGGTCTACGACGTGGACTGCCAGTCGGGTGTCATGTACTTCATCAACTCCAAGTACCTGACCCTCGTCGGTCACAGCGGCAAGTGGTTCCAGCAGACGGAGTTCGTCCGTCCTGAGAACATGGATGCCCGTTACGCGCTGATCTTCTGCTACGGCAACCTGACCTGCCGTAACGCGAAGAAGCAGGGCAAACTCACTGGCCGTACCGCCTGATCAGGCACGCTGGTGACGGTTTCGGCGGGGGGCTTCGGCCCCCCGCCTTGCCATTTCGGAGGTGACTGTGGCTGTTAGTAAGTATTCAGATCCGTACGGAAGGCCGACTGACGGCCCCGGGTTTGGTCGTGGTGGCGGTTCTTCGTCAACTAGCCCTAGGGATTTGCTGGGTGCTTGGTTGAACTTCACTAGGAACGCGGCAAGGGTTGGTTCTGCTGTTGCGTCTGGTGGTCCCGGTATTGCTTTGGAGGCTTTGCGGAGGATTCGTAGTCAGCAAACCGGTTCTGCGCCTGCGGGTTCTGTTGGTCGTGTGACTTCTTCGCGTCGTCCGGGTGGCGGCCGTCCTGATGCTTCTTCTGGTTCTGCGGCTTCTTCTTCTGGCTATCAGCGGAAGAAGTTTGAACCGGAGTTTTATGACGAGTTGGCTAAAGCCCGCAACTTGTTGTTTGAGGCGGATGACAGTTTGAATCCTGCCCGTGGTGAAACGATGCGCTATTTCAACATGTTGCGTGATCGTGTGTTGCCGGGTTTGGAACCTGACAGTTTTGATATGAGTCAGGCAAGCCAGTATCCGGATAACCAGTTTGTTCAGCAGGCGTTGCGTTATTTCGCGAACGCTGGGGCGGACATGCCGATCCGGACGTTTGCTCAGGGTAATCCGGAAACACGTGTGAATCTTGTTGACGATCAGAACTATTTGAGGGTTGTGCCGACTGAGGGGTCTGGTGTCACTCCGGGTTCGATTACCGCCCAGATTCCTTATGGCTTGTGGCTTGACGCTGTGCTTTCTGAGCGTGGCAGGTTGCCGTTGTCATTTGAACAGCAGGCGTATCTGAACATGTTGACGGACAGAAACTTCTTGCCTCAGCAGATTGTCAATGATGCTGTGGCTGAGATCCCTGTTGACACATTGGATCAGAGTTATAGGATTGATCCGCCTGTTTCCATTTCGCCGACTACTCTTGCTTCTGTTCAAA